TTTTTACACCTGTGAATAGCTCCCAAGTTAAATGTATCCCTGAGATAGATAATAACTTCGTGAGAGGTCATTTCTACGCAAATAACAGGTGTTCCAGCTCTCCTATCAGGTCTATTGACAACAGCCACATAACCTTCTCCGTCTATTAGTCCTGCCGCGTAGGCGTGTGCTTCGATAGATAGCCCCATGAATCTCCTAATTTTGGTTCAACTTTAGAGGGAATTCTTAATTCCATACAATTTTCCATTAAATCTTTAACTATTTTAATTACTTCTTCCTTATTATCTAAAGGAATAGATAAATTTAATTCATCATGTACTTGAATTTGAGGAATTATCCCTGCATTTTTAAGTGCTAACATTGCTTTTTTTGTTTGATCAGCAGCACTTCCTTGAATTAATCTATTGAGCGCTTTGTAAGTAAAAGCTCTCTTAAGTCCTTTTCGCTGAGTTAATACATATTCCTGGTGTGCTTCTTTATAAGGAAGAGGTTTTTGCAAATCAAAAGTTGCTGGTTGCCATAAATCAAAACGACATCTACGTCCTTCTAAAGTTCTTAAGTAACCACTACTATTTGCCCAGTGCATAGCCTCTTCAGTTAATTTTTTTAAAAAAGGAACTTGCGCATGATATTTTTTAAATAAAACATCTGTTTCTTCTTTGTTTAATCCTAATTCATTTCCTAATTTAAGTTTACCCATTCCATAAGACAAACCTAAATTAATTGTTTTAGCTGTCTTTCTATCAATGCCCGCAATGTCTGCTACAGCTTGATGAAAGTCTGGATCTTCTTGATGATAACGATCTACTAGTTCTTGAGTTCCTCTCAATCCTTTTCCACCATTAATCCCTGCAGCAAAGTGTAATAATATTCTTGGTTCTTGTTGAGAGTAATCAAAACTTCCCCAAGTACAATTTTCATCAGGAATAAAAATACTTCTAATAAGAGGACCAAGTTCTGGATGACGGGCCGGGATCTGTTGTAAATTAGGATGTTGCATAGAAAGTCTTCCAGAAACCGTTCCACCTGTTTCAGTTTTTAATTGATTAATATCAGCATGTATCCTTCCTTTATGTTCATGTCGTAAAATAGAATCAATAAAAGTTGTTCTTGCTTTATTAATCTCCCTGGCATTTACAATCATCTTTGGTAAATCATGAGGATGATTAACTAAAAATTGTTTATGAAAACTTGGTGCATTAGTTTTTTCTGTACGAGAATAACTTAAGCCTACGGAATCAAAAGCTTTGGCTACACTAGAAGCTGCCCAAATTTCTACATTCACTCCTGTATCTTTTTTTATTTGTTGTAAAATAGACTTTTCTTTTTTAGCTAAATCTTTTTTTATTTGATCTGCTTTTTCTAAATCTACTCTTACTCCCTTCCATTTTATATCAATAAGAAGAGGAAGAAGATCCGTTTCTAAATTAAATATATTATGTAGTTCTTGTTTTATAATTTCTGGTTTAAATACATTCCATAATTTTAATGTTAACTCTGCGTCTTTTTCTGCATACGGTCCTACTACCATGGCTGGTAACAAATGCATTTCCCCTTTTGGGTCCACACCGTGTTCTAATGCTTTTGAATATAGTTCATCTTCTTTTTTCCGTTCGCCCAAATATTCTTTAGCTAAATCATTAAGACTATAATTTTTTCCTTGAGAAGTTCTATTTTCATCAATTAAAGGTGCTGCAATCATTGTGTCAATAATACGACCTTTAGTTTCTAAACCCCATTGTCGTAACCAACCCACATCATAAGATGAATTGTGAAACACTTTATCACACGGAAGATCTAATATTTTTTTTAAAGATTTTTTAAAAAAATTTTCGTCAAAATTTCCACCACCTTCGTGAGCCACAGGAAAATATCCTTTCCATCCTTCAACAGCTACGGCAACGCCAATAACTTTTCCCTCGTTACGAGCCCATCCTGGTCCTTTAGTTTTAATTCCAGGATCATGAGTTTCTAAATCTATTGCTATTTCTTTTGCATCTGAAAGATCTGGAATTCTTTCAGGAGGTAGCCATTCAACGTTTTCCATAATGTTTCTCCAATAAAAGTTCTGCGTAATGAATTACTTTTTCAATGTCTTTTCTTCCTTCTCCTTTTTTATTGTGTCTCGTTACATACTTCACAATGTTTCCTTCACACCAACCAAGACCATTATCAACAATATAATCAATAGGCTGAATTTTACAGTCCTTGTAATGATGACCTTTAACTTGTTTATCTTTGGCGCTTTTGATGGTCATAACGTATCTCTCCAAATTCTATTTCTGTTTCAGGTGCAACAACATGTAATTGTTTTTTTGCTCTTGTCATTGCTGTGTAAAAAACTCTTCTCATTTCTTCACCGTTTTTATAATATTCTTCTAATCCCTTTCTTGATATATCCGTTAATAACATAACATTGTCAGCTTCGCCACCTTTTGCTCCATGAATTGTAGAAACTGTTATTCTTGGGGGTTTTTTAAGATCTTCTTTTTTCTTTAATAATGAATTAATCATGCGTTGTTCTCTTTCACTCATCCGATCGAGAGCCGCGTGCCACGGTGTTTCAATCGAAATAAGTAAGCCGTGTTGACCTTTTAAATCTTCATAAGTTAAAGTTTCGTCCTCTGTGACTCCTAAAAGTTTTTTAGCACCCCATTTTAGTCCTGTTTTAGAACTAATATATTTATATATAAGTTTAACTTCATCTAAAAATAATCTCTCTCCTTGTTGAAGTTTTTGCCAAGCAAACATAGCATCAATAGATTCTTGAGAGACAGAAAAGAAACCTTTTCTTTTAAAATAAATTCCTTGATTTCTCATGTCACTACACATTTTATCTAAGTGATAACCTGTAGGTGCCAATAACAACCATTGACCCTCTTTAAACAAAGATAAATCTTTGTAATTAGGAAATTTTATTAATCCTTTTTCCTTACAAGGATTCCAGATCTTAGGTTCTCTATTTTTATTTCTATTAATAAGAGAAATAGCATAAGGATGAACTGAAGCTGGAATACGATAAGATTGTTTTAAAACATCTTTAATACTTCCTTCTCTGTTAGCACGAGATAATAAAGCATTAACATCCGCTCCTGCCCATTGATAAATAGCCTGGTCATCATCACCTGCAATATAAACTTTTTCTGAACGTTCAATTAATTTATCTACCAACTTCCATTGAAGAAAACTTAAATCTTGTGCCTCATCAATAATAAGAACTTTAAAAGAAGGAATTTTATCCTCTTCCATAATTAATCCCTCAAGCATATCCGTAAAATCAAATAAGGTCCGAGCTCTTTTAAATTCTTTAAATCCCCTATCCAACTTATCTAACTTTTGCCATCCTCCATCTAAGTGCCCATGTTTTTTAAACTCTTCTTCAAGAGAAGTTTGTTTAACTCTATAACGATCAATAAGAGAAAGATATTCATTATCATGTAATGTAGCCCCAAATTCTTCTAACGAAGAAGTAGGATTATAAATATGCATTCCAATTAAATCAGAAAATTCTTCATAATCGTCATCTTGTAAAATAGAAGTTTTATCTAGGTGTAAACAAAAACGAGCTAAAGCATGCAGCGTTTTAAAATAAGGAAAATCTTTATGTTTCTTATTAAATTTTTTCACAGCTCTGTTAATTGCTTCCTTTGCTGCTTTTTGAGTAAAAGAAAAATAACCTATTTCATTAGGTAATGTTCCCTGAGATAATTCTTCATTGACAATATTAAGAAGTGTAGTTGTTTTACCTGTTCCTGGAGGACCAAAAATAAACTTAATCATTTTAACACTTCATTTTTAATAGGTTTGTAATGTAAGATTAATTCACTTTCTATTAATTTAATTTCTTTTTCCGTACATTCAAATTTTTGAATACAATACCTATCAAAAGTTATTCTTTTTTGATGAGTTTTTAATCGTGTAATAAAATTATTAGTCTGACCAATATAAATTATATTATGTTTATAAAGTAAAAAATAAATATAAAATTCTTTTAATAAAGTTTTAACTGACTTAGAATTTTTTAAAATATTTAATTTCTTTTTCCAAGAAGAAAAATCAAGGTGAGGATTATCTTCTTCTAATTTTTGCATTGCGTGTTTCTTTCTCCAATAACGACTGGTTCTCATTTTTTTAAAATCAGATGAGGGAAGATGCCAATTTTCACTATACATAATACAACGAGCAGAATAGGCAAAATATTGATTATTAGGTTTCTTATTATATTTTTTAATGGCTTCTTCTATCGTTAAAGCATCCACACAATCATAATCACTTCTATAAAGAGAAGGAATATAAGGATACTTGTGTCCATAAACAACGTAACTACCCATAATAAATCTCCAAGCGTTTTTTCCATTTATCACAGTATGTAGAAAACATTTCTGGAGTTAAATGAAATTGTTGAAAATATCCATCTCGACTACACATTAAAATATAGCCTTGGCTAATGTTTGTGCTAAACATATAATTATGCGCCATAGCATAAGCCGACAGCTGCAGATAATAATCTTCAATCCATTCTTCTTTTTTAGGTTTATTAGTTTGTTTAAAATCAATTATAGCAGGTTCACCATCAAATATTCCAACAGCATCTGTGGTCCCTGCATAATTTTCTCCTGCTAAATGAACTTCACAACCCCATACTTCATCTATGTTAAAAAAAGATCTTCCAATAATAATGTTTGCCATTTCTCTAGCTTGTCTTCCAACTGGAGTATCATCAAAATATTTTAAATTTCCTTCTTCTAAAATATATTTTTCTAAACATTTATGAAGAGCGGTTCCTACAGCTGCAGCATTATCCCTTATCTTTTCAGCTTCTTCTTCCCCCACTCTTTCTCTCCATTTTTTTAAAGAATCTTGTTTTTCTTTAGGTTGAGTTTTTTTAAGGATAGTTGTTACTGAAGGAACTTTAAGCGCTCCAAAACTATAAAAACGTTCTGCTCCATCTATTCTTTTAAAGTCTTTATATTTATATTTTTTATTTATTATCATTAATCTATCCTATCATACCTTTTAATTAAAATTCTGCGAACTCTTTCCCAGTCTTGTCTTACTTTAAAATCCTGCGCAGTGCGTGGTTCTCTTAAAGCTTTTTTATCTAAATCTATTTTTTTACGAATTAATTTTTCTTCTAAAGATTTTTTAGCCATTAGAACCTCACATTCGTTGAGTTACTATAACTCCTATAAATATCCGAAGTCTTACACTTATTACAAATTCTATTTCCAACTCCCCAACTGTCAAATTCTGTTTTGCAGTTAAGACATTTTCTTTTAGTATAAGTTACCTCTGGATCGTCTTTTCTTTTTGTTAAACCATTTGGTGTTCCTGCTACACGAGCCATTGTTTCATCTCCTCTCCTAATACTTCCGTCGCTAAATTAATTTTATTACGCAAACTTTTTACAATTTTTTCATCAACAGTTTTTTCAGCTATTAAATCTATATATGTAACCTTTTCTGTCTGACTAATACGGTGGGCGCGGTCCTCGGATTGCATTCTAATTTCCAAGTCATAACTATTACTGTAATAAATAACCGTATGACTAGCCGTTAAAGTTAAACCATAGCCCCCTGTCTGAGGATTAGCAATAAAAAATCTTAAAGAAGAATCTTTATCCTGAAACTCATTGACAATTTCTTGTCTAGTTTCGGACTTAGTATCGCCATAAAATGTAGCCACACTTTCAACTCCATATTTTTTTTTAAGTTGTCTTTCTATTTCTTGAATATCATAGCGATATACTGCCCATATAATAACTTTTTCATCATTTGTTTCTTCTAAGACAGATAATAATTCATCTATTCTATTGTTTTTAATAGTCCTGGTTTGATGGTCATCTGTTTTAACATGACCACATGTAATTTGATGTAATCTAATAAGTTGAGATAAAGCATTAACAGCAGACATTGTTTGACCTTTATCCAATAAACTTACTCCATACTTTTTCATTTCTAAGTAAGCTTTTTGTTGTTCAGGAGTAAGCTGAACATGACGTTTTAAATAAATTTTTTCAGGTAAATCTAAACAATCAGATTTAAGAACTCTGGTAGAAAACTTTTCTAATGTAGAGTTTAATTCATCAAGTCTAATGTATTTTAAAACTTGATCAAAAGAATGACGACCTGGTAAATGAACTTTTCGTGTAACAGTATACCGTGCTTTAAAAGCATAGTAAGATGAAAAATCTAAAAGATAAGGATCTAAAAAATAACATTGTGAATATAAGTCTAAAGGAGTTTTTGTAACAGGCATTCCTGTCATAATTCGTCTATACTTAGCCTTATCTTTCATATTAATAATATGTTTAGTACGAATAGCTTTAGGATTTTTAATAGTAGTAGATTCATCAATAGCCATAAAAGTTTGATGAGTTAATAAAAATTTATTTACAACTTCTACACCTCGTGAAGTACTTAAAGCTTCAACATTAATAACAAAAATAATTAAATCTTCGGTTATTAAAGAAAGAGGTTTAAGTAATTCTTCTTGTTTTTTAGTAGTAGAAGGAGACCAAAGAACAGTATGATACGCTACATGTTCGGGCATATGAGTAGGTATTTCTACTTTTGCCCAGTTTCCTATAATACTTTTAGGAGCTATAATAAGGGCCCCATTGATTTTTCCTTTGTCATGAAGAATTGCTATATTATCAATAATAATCTTAGATTTACCTGTTCCCATATCCGCAAAAATGGCGTAATTCTCCTTATTCCAGGAGTTTTTTAATATATCCAGTTGATGCCCAAAAGGCTTCGTTTTAAATTTATACTTCATTATTTTCTTAATTTCTATTTATCCCATATAAATGATTGCAAAATTTATTGCAATAGATTATTAGTGATAAATATATTAGAAAGAATAGAAATATGGCAGTTTATGTAGTACAAGAAGTTAAAGGAAGAAATATTTTAAGTGCCAAAGAATTTGGTGAATTAAAGTTGTTGCTTCCTGAAGGATCACAAATTGTTTTAAGTGCAGCTCCAACTGTAAGAAAGTTGAAGACAAAGTTAAAAGATTTTTGTGATGAAGACTATTTGTTACTTATTGGAGATCCTGCAGCCATTGGCTTAGCATGTTCTATTGCTTCCGATTTTAATCGAGGGCGATATAAATGTTTGAAGTGGGATAAGATTGAGGCTACATACTACCCTATAGAATTTGATCTATACAACAAAGGAGAAATTTAGATGGCTAGAAATTTAATGCAAGAAATGGAACAACAAGTAGTTGACCATTTAGGTAAAGTTGGAGATGATGCTTTATCATCTTTAGGCCAAAAGTGTTCTGAACTTGTAGAAGTAAGAGCGGACTTGGCACAACTAGAAGAAAAGAAAAAAGAATTATCGCAAAGAGAATTCAAATTAGAAAATGAAGAAATACCTGCGGTAATGGAAGAAAATAATTTGACTTCTTTAAAATTAAAAGACGGTCAAAAAATAGAGATTACAGAAAGTTATCATGCTAGTATAACTCAGGCTAATAAAGATTTTTGTTTTAATTGGCTGAAAGAAAAAGGATTAGATGATATAATTAAAAATGAAGTTTCTGTAGCTTTTGGTCGTGGAGAGAATGATGGTGCTCTAGATCTAAAGTCACAGTTAGAAGGACAAGGTTTGCCTGTGGATCACTCGCAGAAAATTCACCCGCAAACTTTAAAAGCATTCGTTGGAGAACGCATTCGTAGTGGTAATGCTGTACCTGATGAATTTGGCGTATTCATACGCAAAAAAGTGAAAATACGACAATAAGATAATACGACAACCGTTAGGAGGCAATATGGTAGTCAAGAAAAGAAAAGCCTCCAAAGCCCCTGCGAAGAAGGATAATCCTCTTCCAGCGACTATTGGAGCAAACGATTTTGAGTCTGTGGCGAAAGCTGGTCTTGAAACCGTTTCACAAGAAGACTTAGCAACACCACGTCTAAAGATTCTTCAAAAGATGAGTCCAGATTTAGATACCGTGGCTGGTGCTGAAGCAGGAATGATCCTGGATACAGTTAACAATAAAGCCTATGAAGGCTCTAAAGGTATCCTTATTCTTCCTGTAGCATATCAACGTCAATATGTAGAATGGCAAGATAGAGGTCAGGGAACTGGTTCTCCTGTTGCTGTGTATGACGCTAATAGCGATATACTAAGTAAGACAACTCGTGATGAGCAGAGAAAAGATAGATTATCTAATGGTAATTATGTTGAAACTGCTGCTAATCATTTTGTCATTGTTGTTGATGATGAAAACCAAGGTTTAGGTCAACCAGCTTTAATTACACTTAAATCTACTCAATTAAAAAAGAGTAGGAAGTGGAATTCAATGATGTTGAACATTAAACTACAAGGTGCTAATGGACCTTTTACTCCACCAAGTTATAGTCATCTTTATCGTTTAACAACGATTGAAGAAGGTAATGACTTTGGTAAATGGTTTGGGATAGAAATTGAAAAAGAAAAAATGTTGGAAAACAGAAATCTTTTTAATATGGCAAAAGAGTTCGCTGATAGTGTTACTAAAGGTGAAAAAATAGCTGTTCCTGAAGAAATTGAGGGGGAAGACAATGAACGTAAAGCCGTAGGCTTTTAATTAAACTGGGCGACCCTTTTGGGTCGCCCTATTATAAAAGATATGTGGGAGAAATTAAAAAATATATTTGAGGGACTTGATCGTGCTTATGGTCAATATAAAAGTGGTGATCCTAAATCTAATGGAAAATTAGGAGGACAGGCTTTTATAAAGAAAGAAACGGTCCACGATTCCTTATGGATAAAACATTTAGAAGGTGAAGAACCGGCATTAGGGATAATACCTATTACGGATGACTCTACATGTATATGGGGTTGTATAGATATAGATACATATCCACTAGATCATAAAAAGATAATAAAAAATATACAAAAATTAAATTTACCTTTAGTAGTATGTCGTTCAAAAAGCGGAGGAGCTCATTTATTTTTATTTACAAAAGAGTGGATTTCGGCTTCTCTTATGCGGAATACTCTTATGGAGTGGGCAGGAGAATTAGGTTATGCGGATTGTGAAATTTTTCCAAAACAAATTGAAATTAGAGCGGATCGTGGGGATACTGGAAATTTCCTTAATCTTCCTTATCATAATGGTAATAATACTAATCGTTACGCTTTTAACGCTGATGGCTCTGCTGCTACATTGGATGAGTTTTTTTCTTTACATGTTGAAAAATCAATTTTTAAAGATGATCTCTTATCTTTTAAAATAGAGAAAGAAAATAAAGATTCAGAATTTTCTGATGGTCCTCCTTGTTTAGAAACTTTAGTTGAAAAAGGAATTGAAGAAGGTGGAAGAGACAATGTTCTTTATCAATTTGCTGTTTATGCAAAAAAGAAATATCCTGAGGGGTGGCAAGATAAAATTTCAGAATTTAATCACACCCATATTAGTAGACCTTTAGGACTACAACAAGTTACTAAAACAGTTAGTCAACATGAAAAAACTGATTATCAATATAAATGTAAAGATCAACCTATGTGTCAACATTGTGTTAGCACAGTTTGTTCTCAACGACCTTTTGGTATTGGGGGAGAAGGGGATAGCAAAATTAGTGATTTAACTAAAATTCAAAGTGATGGAGAATCTATTTATTTTTTAAATGTAGACGCTAAACGTATTACTTTGACAACTCAAGAGTTACATAATGAAATGAAATTTCATGAAGCTTGTATTGAACAAGCAAACATTTGGCCCGTACCAAAAGGAAAAAAGAATTGGAGACTACATGTTATAGATCTTTTAGCTAATTGCACTGTTGAACAAGTAGACGCCTCTATGACTAAACGTGGAAGATTTAAAGCTCATTTAGAAGATTTTATTTTAGAACAAGGTGATGGGGATGAAATTGGTGATATAAAAATGAATAAAGCTTATACGGATGAAAAAGAAGGTAGAACTTATTTTAGACTTAATTCTTTAGAAGGATTTTTACGTCGTAGAAATTTTCATAATTTTAGTAAAACGCGAATGATTGATGTTATTAAAGAGGATATGAATGGAGGAGATTCTCAAAAACGAGTAGACAATAAACAAGTTTATGTGTGGTGGATTCCTACATTAGCAAGAGATGAAGAAAAATTACCTATTCCTAATATGGAAAAGCCAAGAGAATTTTAATTAGAGGTAAGTTAAAGCTCCAACAACCCACAAAGTTCCAAAAAATATATATATTATTGTTACTGGTTCCATTATTTATGCTCTATAATTTTTTTTATTTTTAATACACCTTCTGAGTCTGGCTCTAATTCTGCCACTACTTGACCACATTCATAACGAATAGTATTTACTCTATTATCTGACAAGTTTCTCTCACTCTCTCTTTTAACTTTAAGACAGTGAGATAAACCATCTGTTTTCATAAAACCATCCATAGATCCATTTACTATCATCATCATTGCGAATACTGTTTCAACCACCGCCATTTTGTCTTACCTTATCTTTTAGATGTTCTACGTCTGTTTGCATTTTCTCCACCTGTGATTTTAAAAAATCTATGTTTATATTATTACTTTCAATAGATTGTATTTCTTTTTCCATAACCTCATTTTGACCGGCTAGAAACTCGATTAACATATATAATTCCTGATTTACAGGTGTCTGCTCAGCTTTTTTTAACAAGTCAGCTTCCATTAATTGTCTTGCAGTCTCAAGTTGAGTAAGCCTTTGTGTCAAATCACTGTAGGCAAAGATCCCAATTCCTATGGCTGCAATTAACCCAATTAGGTTTCTCATAGGCATGCTAATCGCTGTGTTATCAGAAATTTTCATATTACCCTCCTAAAGGATTTTCTAATGCACTTTTAATCCTTTTATCTATTTTTTCCTCTAGCTCTTTTTGTGCTAGTTTTATTTTTTCTTCTAATTTTTTCATATCATCTTCTACGTTATTTATAATCTCTTTTAAATCTTTTGCGTTGTCCCTAGAATCTTCTTTAGTTTGTTGTTCAACATCATTAACAATCTTTTCAATTCTTCTTACATCTTGTCGAAGATCATTTTTCAACTCGTTTGCCACATCAGAAACTAAGCGAATTTCCGACATCATCATTTCCATTTCACCCATTAACATTTCAATCTCAGTCTGAATAAGTTCGGTCTTGCTAGACATTTCTTCTTTTGTTAGTGCAATGTTTTTATCAAACTCAGATAGATCTGGAGCTACATAATTTTGTATTTGTTCTTTCATGTTAAGGTAGTCTTTATAAAATTCAAAGCCGCCCCACAACGCACCACCTGCTGTGGTTAATGCTGTAAGAATAACAAATATTTTGCCACCTCTAAATTTTATACCACCTACTTCTACTTCTGTTGCCA